ATTGGGCAAGTAGGGACTATTTACGATACTACCTGAACTACTGGTACAAGTGTATTTTGAAGCACAAATGCTTTGGAGTGGTCCGATAGGTGGTCCGACTAAATATTGACGTATTTTGCGAATTTATTAGCCGTTTCTCTACTCTGTTTCTTAGTAACTTCGACATAAATATTGGCCGTCGTTTTGTAATTTGCATGCCCTAATTGTGCTTGTACCTCTTTGATAGTTGCACCGGACTCAAAAGCCAATGTTGCATAAGTTCGACGAAATCCGTGAACTGTGATTTGTTTTAGGTCAAACCTAGTGATTACGAGTTGTAACCAATTTCTAGGTTTGATTGGATTATGCATTTTATTCTTGATACTTGCGAATACAAGTTGATCAGGCTTGATAGAATTGAAGCCAAGCATTAGAAGCTGCTTGTGTTGTTCTATACGCCATGCCTTTAACATCTGCATAGTCTTAGCATCAACATCCACAGTTCTATTACTGGTATCAGTTTTTGGCGTTGTAATTAATAATCTGCCATGTTCACCTTGGCTTTGTGTTTTCGTGATACTGATTTGGCTAGTTTCGAAATTTACATCATTCCAAGTTAATGCCAAAGATTCACCTTTGCGCATACCTGTAAATGCTAATAGGCGGAAATACATATCAGCTTGTGGATTATCGATATCATGCAGACATTTGAAAAATTGTGTTAACTCTTCTAAATCGTAGTAATTCTTCTTAGTAGTTTTTATTTGTTCTTTATTAACTGGAACGATAACACGACTGGCCACATTGTCATCTATTATTTGCATCTTGTAAGCCCAATCTAAGACTCTGTAGACATAATTGAGGAATCGCTTATATCTAGTTAGCTTTTCATTAAACCACTTTGTGACGGCTTCCTGTACATGAATGGTTTTAAGTCTATCAATTCTAATGTTACCGATTTCTGGTAAAATATGAAGTGTGAAATGTTCTTCAGTTTTAGAATATGTAGATTCTTTAACTGTAGTTTTGTACGTTTCAAACCATTTTTTATACACTTCTTCAAATGTGGAAGTGCTTAATTGATTGAAGCCACGCTTACTGAATTCTAATTCTAGTTTGGATAACATAAGTTTGGCTTCTCTTTTTGTCTTGATACCAGCTCTTCTAACCTTTACTTCTTTACCAGTTCTTTCATCAATACCTAAATATGCTCTAAATTTATAAGCAGTTGTACCATTATCTGTAATATATTTTTTAATTTCGGTCATTTTATTTTCTCCTAAGGGCCGTGGGGGCGTGTTTAAGAGTAGTAAGGCATCACTTCCTTTCATGATTTTGGTAAAAATAAATAAGCCTTATGTCAGACTCATTTAAATTTTTAGAATTTCATTATTAATTCCAGTTAAATTCTCTATTATTTGAAAATTTTGCACTGCCTAGTTTTGTATCTGCTTGATAAACATTTGAATGAATCTTGTCAGTGCCATCCTCGTTTTTACCAATGATGATCAATTGTGCTTCTGCTAGACCGACAGCTTTGCCCGCAAAAGTATTCTTGTCAGATTCACTTAGATTTACAAAATCAGGTGTAACACTGATTCTTAGTCCTCGGTTGCTGTCATAACTTAAGGTATCAATATATTTAGCATATGAATATCCATCATCCCCAGAATCAGCATAGGATTTATCTTCATTGAGTCCATCTATCAAGCTTTGATTGAATTCTTCCACATCTGACTTTGTTAAATCTAGTTGATCTTTATTGGTAGCAGTCTTTTTAATTGTTTTCTTAGTGGTCTTTTTGCTAGTTTTTGTAGTATCATCGCTAGTTTTCTTACTAGAAGAATTGTCGCTGCTACTGGAACATCCAACAAGCGTGGAAGCTAAAAGAATAGTTAGTCCGTATAAAGCCAGTCTTTTGGTTTTCATAGTAAAGTCTCCTAAATTACTTAAATTGTATTTTTGAAATTAAGAATTTACTGAATGTGTGTACATGTTTCTAATATGATGTGATTAACTTATCGGATTTTGAACGATTGCATTTCCAACATAGAGTTTGCAAATTATCCGGAGTTGTCATACCACCTTTTGATACTGGAATAATATGATCTACTTCGAGTAATAGTAGACTTTGCTGAGCCACGGATGCGTGACACATTTGACAAGTATAATTATCTCTTTCTTTAATTGCATTTCTAAGAGTATTTGTCATTAATGATCGCTGTGCTTTAGCCGATTTATTGTATTTGATTTTATTAGATATATATTCAGATACTGCTTCAACAGTCTTACCATCAAAAGTTATTGTAGATTTCTGAGAACTATTACCGCCCGCACTGACATATTCAAAAGTATATGTTGCATAATCAACGTTTATCTCTGGAACTTTCATACCAGTCTTTTCTAGAAGTTCTTTTTTGTAGTATTTTAAAATAAACTTTGGTGGGTTAAAGCTGCTTTGAATCTCGTCTTTTCTTTGTTCAAGGTTATGAACAGTATTTTCCATCCTTGAAATATTTGTACCGATGTCTTCAAGTTGATTAAGGCTTTCCTCTGTTGAATCAATGCCAAAGTACTTACAAAGATATTTCACTGGTTGTTCAGAAGCCTTCCTTACAACTTGAAGAGAAGTTGAATATACGTTGTCCTTATTTAAATGTTTCTGATTTTTGTCACGTTTATATTGTTGTCTGCTGGTATTTTCAAAAGTTGCTAAGTCTGAATGTGCTGTAGCACTATTATTTGGAATAAATTGATTATCATTAGGAATACTTTTAACATAATCAGATATTTCGTTGTAATCATTGATTGTTGAATCTATTTTTGCCTTATGATCTAAGAACTCAGGGCTCTGAAAATATTTTTCCTTCATTCTGTATCTAATAAATCTATATAATCCGTATCCTAGTGCTGCAAGAAGTATTGCTGGCCAAACTTGAATAAGAACCCCCAATATAACTAGTGCTATAACTATGATTATAATATATTGCATATTTCCCCCCGTTATGTATTAGTTAAGATTTTCCTGTAAAGATGCAGCTTTTAATGTCATCGGTTTTTGGACAAAAAATTAATTGTAATAATCTTTGATTTCGCTTGTAACAACGCTTTCCATATAAGGTGGGATACCAAACGCGTCCATAAATCTAACAGTATTTGCGTGCATGTATTCAGTATCTCCAAAAAATAATGGAACTAGTAGATGTATTGCAGTTTTGTTTGCATGTCCTTCAATACCGAATTTTGATGGTGAGAAATAAAGACATGCTTTCGCCCCGTCGTTGTTTAATATATGTCCCAGTTCATGTGCTAGTTGAAATGGTATTTGATTTGGACGATACCATTTGCTATTCAATACAATTATTTTGGTGTTTGTATTAACGGCTGCAGGAGTATATTCTGAAAACTTATCTTCTATTATCACAGTGGTTTTATTGTCGTATGCTAAGTTCATTAAGTATGTCGTAACGTCATTTATCATTGCGACTACCTCTTAATAATCGTTTCATTAATTCAATATCCTCAGGAGGGATGGGGCGACCCTCAAAAGTCATGATCACATCGTCATCTGCTAAATCAGCCTCTGGTTTTTTGTCAGCGACGTTTTTTACATTTGTTCTTCCAAGTAAGTAGTCGGTTGAAACGTTAAAATAGTTTGCTACTTGAGTTAATTTATCAGAAGATGGATTTTGCTTATTCCATTTATTAATTGTTCCGTTTGAAAAATCTAATTTTCTTTCTAGTTCGGCAATCGTAATTTGTCTTTGATTGGATAGTGCTTTGATTCTGTCTTTTGCATTCATAATAATTTTCCTTCAATAGAAAACTATCTCATTACGTGTTGACAAATAGATTTAAATCTATTATAGTATGTTTGTGCTTAAGTAGAGCGCAACAAACTAACTAGTCACATAAGGAATAGTATATTTTGTGTATCAATTGCGGGTTGATACGTTTATTTCTTATACCCATATAATAGATAATAATCTATTATATGTCAATACTATTAGATATGATAAATAGATAATTTTCTATTAGAAAGGAGAATTGAATGTCAATATTTTCTACTATAAAGGTAATTGCTATGCAAAAAAATATCAGCATATACAGAATTGAGCATGATTTGGAATTACCAAATGGAATTATAAGGCGTTGGAATGTGAGTGATCCTTCTGCAACTAATTTACAAAAGGTTGCTGATTATCTTGGGGTCACTTCCACATACATATTAAACAAATCAAAGGAAGGAGAATAAATGGATAAATTAAAAGTCATTGGAAAAGAGAAACTTGGATCAATTGAATTTACTGGTATTGAAGGCGGATTTGGAAAAAATAAGAAAGCGATGTTGGTTAAGGATATTGCTTTGATTCATGGACAAACAGTTGGAAATATCAATCTATTAATTAATAGAAATCGCAATCGTTTTAAAGATGGAATTGACGTCATTGATTTAAAATCTGGAAATTTCGCTCTTGTTCTGAACAATAGCGGATTTAGTCAAAATCAAATTAATGCAACTAAGAATATTTATCTACTGTCTGAGCGTGGGTATAGCAAGTTGTTGAAGTTGCTCGAAGACGATAAAGCATGGGAAGTGTATGACCAACTAGTTGATAGTTATTTCAATATGAGAACAGCTATTAAAACTAGTAACCCAGAGATTGTTAAAAACAAACGTTTAGAAATCATGGAAAAGAATGCAGCAACTCGTAGAGGAGCATTAATGTATCGGATTGCAATGGCTACTGATTCTAATTCTTCTAAACAAACATTATTAGCAGATGCTGCTAAAGAGCTAATTGGTGAAATGACTATTCCAGTTATGAGTAAGAGAGAATACTCAGCAGGTCAAGTTGGAGATAAATTGAATATTTCGGCTAACAAGGTTGGAAGAATTGCCAACAAATTTGGAATTAAATCTGATCAACCTGGTCAAAATGAGTTTGGCCGTTGGGCTAATAGTAAGTCACAGCACTCTGATAAGGAAGTTCCACAATGGTTGTACTTCGAAGAGGGATTGAAATTCATTAAGGAGCATGTGGAGGTGAAATAAATGAATAGTAACAAAACATTTATAAAACATTCGAGTTCTGATTTGTTGCAATCAGTAGTCAATCAAATGAATCCTGAATCAAAGGAGATGTTTATATCTGTTGTCGGGTTGCTTGCAAATAGTGGATTGAGTATGTCTGAGATAAATGAAGTCTTATATTATTCAAACAAATATTTGTATGCAAAAACTTTGGAATTAAAAAAGCCCTTTGCAGTTAGTTCTACAAAGGGAGAGAGATTTAATCATCTCTTTCATTGATGAAATCGGCAAGGCTTGGCTTCCTTATTTGAGTCTTCGCCATCAAACTGAAGAGTATAAACAATATTTTCCATCATTATAATCACCTCTAATATTATGGATTATCTAAATTACATTAGCAGAGGAAGGTGGCGAGCTTGACAGAAATCGAAGTTAAAGAGCTCAGAAAATTATTTAAAGAATACTATCCACATGAGTGGATGAACAAAAAACAGACAATTGCATATATCGGCATTGCAAATAACACATTTGATTCAAAGTTTAGTGATCTGCCGTTTCATGATGTAAATGGAACTATTAGGTATAGCAAATCAGAAATTGATGCATTCATGAAACAACATTAAAAATTAAATTAGCCGTGGGGGCAAAATATGAAAATCAATTTTGAAATGTTCTACTTTTACACAATATTTATTTCGGTAGCAGTATATCTGTTAACCAAGCACCATGGAATTAAGGGAGTAATTAAAGACTGTTTCGACTTCGGAGGTGTTAGATGAAAACAAGAGAATTTGTCTAGTGGGTGTTGCTCATACTATCTACCATTCTTTCAGTGCTTGTTTTAATTCTATAGAGCCTGATTTTAAGTTTATTTCAAATGATGAATTCTTCCTATTAGTTTCAATGTGAACAACTGCGTCTTTGACTAATAAATCTTTTATATGATGTTTATCATCTTTATTTACAAATTCTATAAGAATTTCTCGTTGTTCCCAGGGGTTTATGTTAATCGGGAAAGCCGATGTCCATACGTTCGTATCTTTGTCTGTGTTAGTTCTTGAGAAATTGTGATAGTGCTTATTTAATCTAAAGGCATTTAAGGTCAGATTATAAATCCCAAGTGTTCTTGATGATTTGTTAGTTATGTAAAAATGAATAAAAAAACTGATATCAGATAACTGAACAATTTGAACTTGCTTAATATCTATTTTTGTCCGATATGAAAACCATTTTTCGAGCGCAAGGGAAAAACTTATTAGCAATGAAAGTAATGATACATAGGTTGCAGGTGGTACGTCTTTAAGAAAGGTTATAAAATCATTCAATTTAAATTTCACTCCTATTTATTTAGATTATATCAAAGGAAGTGTTCCGATGAACAAAGTATTGAAAGTGTTAATTAGCATTTCACTTACACAGTTTCAAGATTCATGTATTGAATACGGCAGACAACAAGCAATGTGTGAATTCTGCAAAGATTATCCTGTCAAAGAATTGCTTGAATCTGCCAATGAAATGAACCAAATAAAAAAGTCACTTACCACGGCATTGGTAGGCGACTAGATTCAAAAATATTTAACAAACAAATTATAACACGAAAGGTAGCTCAAATATGGCTAATGATTTAGCAACTATTGATTTCGGAGTTTCGTATACTCCAACTGAAATCAAGATTAACAATCAAGAATTATTCAAAGAACAAGTGAAGAAATATGCAGAGAAATATAAAGGTTGGTCAATTATAACTGCTGATTCAGTTGATGGGGATAAGTTGGTTCGTGCTGATCTGAATCGAATGAAAAAAGGATTCGATGACAAACGTAAAGAAATCAAGGGTGAGTATAACAAGCCACTTAAAGAATTTGAAGCACAGGTTAAAGATATGACATCCATTATTGATGCTGTGTTAGATCCATTAGATGACGGCATTAAAAAGGTTGAAGAGAATCAACGACAGGAACGTAAAGACAGCGTATTAGCATTGATAGCTGAAATTGCATCTGAATATAACATTAATCGTAATGAAGTGCCATTTGACCCTAAATGGACTAATAAAAGTATTACTCGTAAGAAACTAATTGAACAAATTACTGATGGTGTGAAGTTGTTGCAACGTCAACACAAGGCATATGAAATCAATAAACGGTTGATTGAAGAACATTGTAAATTGAAAGATATTGATCCAGCAGGCTGGGTTGCTCAATTGAGTAATGAACGTGATGCGGCAGAAGTCATTGATTCGATTGATCAGTTTTTAATTGACCAAGAGAACGAAAAAATTGCTGCACAGAAACATGCTGAAGCTGAAAAAGCTACACGAGAAGCATTACAACAAAAGGTTGGTGATAAAGTCATCGATACTGAGACTGGCGAAGTAATTGAGAACAAGCCTTCTGAGTTCACTGTATCCATTAAGTTGACTGGTACACAAGCCGGAATCATTCAAGCGATGCAACAAGTCAACCAGTTCAAGAACTCCTTTGAAGTAGTATCTGAAGTTATTAATAAAATGAGTGAGGTGTAATAAATGGTTGAAAAAAATGATGAAGTCAGTTCAATTTCTGTAGACAGTAAGCCAGATAACTCAAATCTTATTTCTAAAATATCCATTGTTCAAAAAGGTTTAGAAAAAATTGAAAAGGATGGACATAATAAAAACCAAAATTATGACTACGTGACTGAAGCAGCGGTTAAAGCCAACTTACAAAATAAGCTAGCTGAACAGGGTATTAGTATCATTCCTAATTATGAAATTTTAAATATTTGGAGTGCGAAGACTGGTAAAGGTACAAATTTAAATTTTGTATCTGTAATGGGCAGTTTTGAAATCACGGATGGCATCGATAGTATTCACGGTTCAATGCCTGGTGTTGGTATGGATTCAGGGGATAAAGCAATTTACAAAGCTGAGACAGGTGCACAGAAGAACTTCTTGATGCAGACGTTTCTAATGACAACTGGCGATGACCCCGAACAAGATTGGAATAACAATCAGCAATCACAACCTCAGAACTTTAATCAACAACAGAATAATTATCCACCAGTGGAGCCATTCAATATCTTTGATAATTTCAATAATCAAATGCAGTCGAGACAACAAGTTAGTTATGCAAATACAGCAAAGATGAATCAGATCAAAACACAAATGCAAAATCTTGCGGATTTAATGAAGACTGATCCAAATGCCATCTTTGAGACGGTTATGAAGAATTTTCCTAATGCTGACTATGGTCATTTGGAAGATAAAACGGCTGATGAAATCCTTATTTATCTCAATCAACAAAAGATTTCAGTTGAAGAAACATTAAAGCAGCTTAATGGATAATGGAATTCTTTGGAAAGTTGTTATCCATAAATGGTAACAGGATTAGTGCTGAACTTGATGATGATATTGATGCTTTTAAATTGAGCAAACTTTCCAGTGGTAAGCAACCAATGATTGAAGTGAGTATCTCAGATGGTAGAACAATTTCAGTTGAGCAGAGGGGCAAAATATACGCTCTGATTGGAGATATCAGTGATTGGTCTGGCTATATGGTCGAGAAAGAGACACCACAAATTATGAAATGGAAGTATCTAACTGAGACCGGTAAGGATGAGTTTAGTTTGTCTAATTGTTCAATGACACAGGCAAAAGAGTATATCAGTTGGTTGTTAGATTTTTGCTTTGAATATGATGTACCGTTTAAGACCAGAACATGGGACCTATTGCCAAATGATTACTCAATGCAGTACAGATGCTTGAAGCATAGGCGTTGTTGTATTTGTGGTAGACATGCAGATATAGCTCACTTACAAACAGTCGGCATGGGTCGAAATAGGCGACAAATTAATCATAGTGGATTCTTCTTTATGGCACTTTGTAGAATACATCATACTGAACAGCACAAAATCGGAGTTATGACGTTCCTACAACGTTATCACATCAAACCTATAAAACTGGATGCTGATGATCGTAAACAATTAAGAATAGGAGGTTAGTCATGGCTATTGTAAGAGCAAAAAGAAAAACGAATTTCACAATTATTGGGAATACCGGTTTGAAGGACAAGAGATTGTCACTTAAAGCTAAAGGGCTACTTGCTTACATGCTGAGTTTACCTGATGACTGGACTTTTTATGAAACGGAATTAATGGAACATAGTAAGGATGGCAGAGATTCTGTTAGAAAAGGACTCCAAGAATTGGAGAAGTCGGGATACCTTGTTAGACTTCAAAAAAGAGAAGGCAGAGGTAAGTTTGGTCAGAAGGATTGGAAAATTTACGATGAGCCTGATATATCAATGATTTCACCGCAGACGGAAAACCCGTCGACGGATAATCCGTTGTCGGGAAACCCGCTGTCGGATAATCCAACACTACTAAGTACTAAAGAACCAAGTACTAAAGAACCAAGTACTAATAAAAATAGTCACAAGTCTAGGACTTATGACGAGAGTGATGAAAACTATAAGCTAGCTGATTATATGTACAAAAAAATATTGGAGAGTAGTCCTGATTTTAAGAAACCTAATTTACAAAAATGGGCTGATTCTATCAGATTGATGCATGAAAGGGACAATCGTAGTTATAAGAAAATTAGAAACATGATTGACTGGTCTCGGAAGAATGAATTCTGGACCCGAGTAGTCATATCACCATCTAAACTTCGTAAACAATATGATCAGATGGCGATACAAGCAATTCAAGAATTTAATAAGAAAAATCAAACAATAGCTGATTTAACTTATGATCCATTGTTTTAGGAGGTTATATATTTGGAATCTTTTGGAGATGCAATGCAGAAGACTATGACTAGGATTCAAAAGGAACATGGAATTACGCCCATTAATGTTGATGAGGTAATTAAGCAGCGTGATGAACGTGAGCGATTAAAGTCTGCAGAGTTCACACAAGTATTTATCAACCAAGAACGTAAGAGAATGTTTAATAGTTCATTAATCAGTGATTGGGATGACTTGAAACAAAATTTCGATGAATTTAAGGTGAATGATCAACTGCAGTTTAATGAATTACAGAAGGCTCAAAACATTGCTCAAAGAATTGCTACCGGAGAACTTGGAAATTTTACATTTTCTGGAATCGCCGGAGCTGGTAAGACAATGTTAGCAATCAGCATTTTGAACTATATCAATAATCGAAATGTTAAATTGAAATGCTTATTTGTAAGTGTTGCTATGCTGATGGATTTAGAAACTGCTTCATTTAATGGTTCAGATGGTGGGGATGCCAGAAAAATGGAGAAATGTATTCGTAATTGTGACGTGCTAGTCCTAGATGATTTAGGAAGCGAGTCAACTTTACAGAGTTCTGATCCTGGTAAACTGGTTCCTCAGTCAAAAGATTACGTACAAAGGGCATTATTCAGAATATGTGATTCAAGAAAAAGCAAAACAAATATTGTGACGACTAATAACACTAGCTCCGAAATTCAAAGAATTTATAATTCTAAAATTTATAGTCGTCTGATTGCTAAGAAAAAAGAAAACGTAATTGTATTTAATTCTAAGGATATGAGAAATATTTAGGAGGATAACCATGCTTACACAAGAAGAATATGGATTCAGTGAAACTGGACCGCTAATGGCAAAACGTGAACTGACGACAATTGATAATCTAGTTAAGAGCACACAATTTGAGACTTCTAAATCACTAGATTTGATGAAAAACCTTAGAAAGTTTAGTGATGTCTATCGTGGCAATCAGGAAGTCATTAATGGCCTACTGATTATGAATGCTTGTGCTACTGATATTAGAAAAGAGCTCGAGGATGATTTGAAATTATTTGGTGGAGGTAATACCGATGCTGAATAGAAGTATTCTAGTAGGTCGATTAACCAAAGATGTTGATTTGAGATATACAAGCAACGGTACAGCGGCAGGAAGTTTCACATTGGCTGTTAACCGTAACTATACTAATGCTCAAGGTGAGCGAGAGGCGGACTTTATTAACTGCGTTATTTGGAGGAAAGCTGCCGAAACATTTAGCCAGTGGACTCATAAAGGTTCATTAGTTGCTATAGATGGCAGATTACAAACACGTAATTATGAGAATAACCAAGGTATTACTGTCTATGTTACAGAATTAGTCGTTGATGAATTTTCATTTATTAATACTAATAATGGAAACAACAATAGTGGCTCTGGTCAAAGTAATCAGCAGTCATATAACAAGAACAATAATCAGAATCGCAATAACTATCAGAATAACAATAGTCAACGTCCGCAATTTGGGAATACAAGTCCGTTTGGGTCAGGACAGCAAAATAGTAATCGTAGTGGCAATAACAATATGTCAGATCCATTTAAATCGGGTGGCGTAAATGTAAGTGATGATGACTTACCATTTTAAATTTATGAGGTGAAATAATGAGTGAAATTGATAAGGTAATTAACTTCAAACTATCAGAAATTGCTGAAGGTGGATTGCAAGAAAAATTTACCAAAGAGTTAAAGAAGCTAAGTGAAAATATTTTGGATCCAAATACTGATGCTAAAGCCAAACGAAAAATAACCATCGGTTTAACATACAAACCAAATGACAACAGGGATGCTATTGATGTAGTTGCTGAAATTAAATCTAATTTAGCTCCTCAAGTCGGTTTAAGCACAACAATGCTTGTTGGTCGAGATGAGAATACAGGGATGATTGCTGCTAATGAATTGAAGTCAGGAACCCCTGGACAAACATACTTTGATTCAAAGGATAGTACATTGAAAACTGATACGGGAAAACCTGTAGATGAAGTTGAAGAAGAGGATTCGGATATTAAGGAACCAAAATCGGAAAAAGTAATTGATTTGCAAAATAAGAAAGCATAGGTGAATACGATGGATTTAACAATAGAATTAATTGATAAAATTGGTGAACTAACTTTAGAAGCACATAACAATAAGACTTTTGAGGTTGGAGATAAAACATATAGCGTTGATGGTCGTGGGAATATCCATCTGGTGATTCCTCCTGATATTGCAGATAGGTCAGTGAATATTAGTACATTGACCGGATTGGTTGATTTGATTCAAAATATGGATGAGCGTAAAGATAGAAAATTGTTTGTTCAAATTAAGTCACCATCGTCAATCGATGTATATGGTGCAATTGATAGTTATGGACAACGTGAAAAATTAATTGAAGTTAACGCATCGTTGCCAGAAATTTATTTTGAACAATTTCTTGATCAAGAAAGCATGAATATTATGTTGCAGTCTCAGTTTGTTGATAGTGATGATCAAGAATTGTTATTGAAAGTTATTGGCAATTTGAAAGAAGAGGAAGTGACTTCATCAAGTGATGATGGTACATCCCAAGCTGTGACGATTAAATCAGGTGTTGCTTCAGTATCAAAGGTTAAGGTGCCTAATCCTGTTACCCTTGCACCATATCGTACTTTTATTGAGGTTGCACAACCTGAGAGTAAGTTTGTATTCAGGATGCGTGAAGGTATGTGTGCAGCTATTTTTGAAGCAGATGGTGGTGCGTGGAAGAACAAAGCTATGCAGAATATTTCTGAGTATCTTAAATTAAATTTGGGTAGAGAAATTAAAGCTGATCATGTAGTTGTCATCTCTTAGGAGGTGACTTAAATGGAAATTTTTGATGTACATACTTCAAGAAGATTAATTCGAAGTAGGTGATTGTATGAATAATGAAGATATTTATCGTGCAACTGTTGAAAGAGTATTTGATGATCAGTGCCAGAGTTTGGAAAAAACTATTACGTATTTATCAAATCATCCAATGACCTCAGATTTTAGGCAGGCACGTAAGAATCTTGATGAGAGAACCAAGAATGACATTTTGAGGGATGTATCTTATCCCTTTTAGGAGGAATACAAATGAGCAAAAGAGTGATCTACGACTGGACGACTGGTGCTATAAAAGAATTAATGGACGCACAAGACCGTGGCGAAACAGCATTAACAATTGTTCAAAGTATGGATATGGATGAATATAGATATCCAGAAATGTTAGATGTACTTTTAAATTGCGCTGATGAAAATTTGTTTGTGAAAGATATTGCTGATTACTTTTGCTACAGTGCAGATTTTGAGGTGAAAGATGATGAGTAAACTTATCGTGTTGTCCGCTGGATTGATAATTGTATTTATATTAGTAATGATTGTATCTATTCCAGTTAAGGATAGGCATGAGCGAAGGGAACAGTCAGATGAATAAACTGATATTAGACGTTTGTTGTGGTTCAAGGATGTTTTGGTATGACAAAAACAATTCAAATGTCGTTTTTATGGATAATAGAGAACTGAACACAGAATTGAGTGATGGTCGCAAATTATCAATTAGTCCAGATATAGTTGCAGATTTTAGGGAGATACCTTTTCCTGATAACACATTTTATACTGTGGTGTTCGATCCACCTAATTTAATTAATGCTGGAAAAAATTCATGGTTAGCAAAAAAGTATGGAACTTTAAATCCGAATACATGGGAACATGATTTATCAATTGGATTTAGAGAATGTATGAGAGTTCTGAAGCCCAAAGGAACCTTGATTTTTAAATGGAATACTGAACAAATTTCAATGAACAAGGTACTGAATTTATTTAATATAGCACCATTATTTGGAGATAAACGTTCAAAAACTAGATGGTTGGTATTCATGAAGGAGTGAAGCGATGAAGGTAGATTTGTCTGATGAAACTATTAATAAACTTGCAAGTGAATTAGTAAAAAAATCTGATTCATTTCAAAAGCTTGAATCTGAAAAGAAATTACGTAATGTAAAAGTATTACTCGTTAATTATAAATACTTGGAAAACCATCTGAATGTTGAATTACCGCAATTGGAAGATGATGTTAAACTTTCGAAATATGAATTGAGTTTATACTCATTATTGGGCTATAGAGCTCGTTCCAAGGAACTTATGACCTTTGTTAATACTATTTTGTCGAAGTATAAGAGTATTTGTGAAAACTCGGTTGGAGAAGGAAACAGACGATATGATGTGATTTATAGATTGTATATTGCCCCTAAACAGATGACTTATACAACGTTATCTGAAAAATATTCTGTTGATGATAATACGATTAGGCGTGATGAGCGTAAAGCTTTGAAACAGTTGTCAGTCATGATGTTTGGGGCAGATAGTCTAAATGACATGTCAAAATGATGTCAAAAAGTGGTACACAAATGTCAGAATCAAAGATTTATACTGGTAATATAGATAAATTACATTGAAGTTTGTCTGTATTACTTTTGAAATAATACGTAAGTGATCCTAATGCAGGGTCACTTTTTTTGTGGATTGAGAAGGGCTCAACAATTGCTAATTTCTTATTAAGTTAATACTAATAAATAGAGAATCTCTCCCCTATAATAGATACCCGGAGCAATTAATCAGGTTCAAATCCTGGAATCCACATTGTCATTTAGATAATAATCCAAATAAAGTGGTTGTAATACCGCCTGATAAGGTAACGACCATTGTTTTGAATTCAGAAGTTAGGGAAATAGTTAATAGGCTGTTATCATGTCAGTAATGGTGTGCCATTAATGAATGAATAACCAAATGGTCAAATGTGGCAGTTTCATTTTAGTCTGGTAGTTCAAATCCATCAGCGTTCACTTTTTGCTCTTTTAGATTGTTTGTTTTAGTATTAACTAAAAAAATCAGTATGATAGAAAGAAGCTTATATAATAATGCCTAAATATTTTACACTAAACAATATTTTTACTGTTGTTATTCCTGTAATTATTACCATCCTGGGATTTTATTTAAATTCTCGAAACACAGGTAAACAGATAGAAAAATATAAAAGAAAACTGGATTCAAGAAGTGAATCTTTAAAAAAAGTTAATGTTGTTTATGAAAGGCTAAATGTTCTTGTTGATTATATTTCGGAAGGATATCTCAATGAAAATCACATTATTGATAGCTTAGAGGATATTAGAGACTCTTATAAAATGAATAATTTATTTATTCCTGAAGATATTAATAAGGACATTAGCCATTTGATTGATTTGATTGATGATTATTACGAAAATATAGTGTATGTTATTGAACTAAAAAAATTATCCAGTGGTATTGAAAATGTAACGGCGGATAATCAAAGGAAAAAAATAGGTGATTTATATAAGAAAAGAGATAATATGCCTTCGTCTATTGCAAAATCATTTATTGAATTGAGAGATTTGATTAGAAAGAAGTACGATCTGTTTTATTAATGTGAACGAGTAAACGATTGGGTGTGGTGATATGTAATGGATAAATGGAAAGAGGCAGAGAAGGATTACTTACTTGGAATGAAATACAAGGATATCGCTAGTAAGTATGAAGTATCAATCAATACAGTTAAGTCGTGGAAGAGTAGACATGGTTGGCAAAGGGGTACACCTAATAACAAAAATATGCATACAAAGCCAAAAAAGGGTGCACACAAAGAAAAAAAGGTTGCACCCGAAATAATAGATGAATTAGAGGCAAACGGTGAGCTTAATGAAAAGCAAAAACTGTTCTGCCTTTTTTATTTGCAACGATTTAACGCCACCTGGGCGTATCAACAGGCTTATGGTGCTAGTTATGCGAACGCTTTAAGTGCTGGGCCCAGATTGTTGGGAAATGTAGGAATAAAAAAACAACTTGCTGAGCTAAAAAAGAAGCAATCAACAGACTTGTATTTTGATATCAATGATGTGGTGCGTGAGTTCCTTCAGCAATCTAAATCAGATATTCGTGATGTAGTTGATTTCAAGACTGTGAAGCGATTCAAGTGGTATAAGATCCGTGATAAGAATGGTCAATATGTTGATAGCAGTGGTAATTTTCGGTGGGAACCAAAGATTGATCCTGATACTGGTCAACAGGAATACTACTACGAGAATATTGTTAACCTTCATGATAGTGATGAGATTGATACTTCCAGTGTTAAATCCATTCGGATTGATAAGGGTGAGGCAGTTGTTGAAATGTACGATAAGCAGAAGGCTCTGGATAGCCTGATGAAGTATGCTGACATATTCACATCTAAGAATGATAATTCCGACGGGGTACAGATTCTAGACAATATTGAGGGAGATGATGACGATGACGACACAGATTGAGTTAGCAAGTAAGGTAGCTTCATCGTTTTATCAACTACATATTGATATCAAGCACCGTCGACACAGTAATTATTGGTTAAGAGGTGGACGTGGTTCCACTAAGTCCAGTTTTGTATCGATTGAAATCGTTCTGGGGATGATGAAAGACCCTGAGGCAAATGCCGTTGTTATTCGTAAGGTTGCTGCAACTTTGAGAGATTCCGTTTATGATCAGTATCTTTGGGCAATTGATGTACTAGGCGTTGAAAGTTATTGGAAGGATTCAGTTAGCCCAATGACGTTGACTTACATCCCTACAGGTCAACAAATTAGATTCAAGGGTGCAGATAAGCCACGCAAGATTAAATCTCAAAAGTTCAGACATGGATATATCAAGTTCAAGCATTATGAAGAAGTTGACGAATTCTTGAGCTTTGCTGAAATACGTTCGGTCAATCAATCATTAAATCGTGGCGGAAGTAACATCATTACTTTCTACACGTACAATCCTCCTGCCAGTGTCAATAGCTGGGTCAATCAAACAACTGAGCATGAGAAGCTACGTGATGATACATTAGTGCATTCATCTGATTACTTATCAGTTCCAAGAGAATGGCTAGGTAATGAGTTCATCGCTGATGCTGAACAGTTAAAGATAGACAATCCCAAAGCCTATGCACACGAATACATGGGAGAAGTGACAGGTACTGGTGCAGAAGTATTTGATAACATTGTGCAACGAAGAATTACTGATGAAGAAATACAATTATTCGACAATATTAAACGTGGATTAGACTTTGGTTTTGCTAGCGACCCGTTAGCATATATCGAAGTCTATTTTGATTTAACGAGACATAGACTGTATATCTTCAATGAGATTTATCAAGTTGGATTGAAGAATAGGAATGCTGTGGAGCTTATTAAGAAGCTTAATCCGGAAAACAAACAGTTCCCTGGAGATTCAGCATCCCCAGGTACAATCGCCGAGTATCGAGATATGGGAGTGAATATAGTTGGTGCTCGTAAAGGTCCAGGCAGTCGTGATCAAGGGTACAAATGGTTGCAAGATTTGCGTGAGATTGTCATTGATCCAGTTCGTTGTCCTAATGCTGCAAGAGAGTTCAGTAGTTATGAACTTGAAAGGGATGCAAACGGTAATTTAAAGGCGGAATACCCTGATGGGAACGACCATGCAATGGATGCAACGAGATATGCACTCGAATCAATTATTAGGAAGGGAGGTTTCAAGCCTTGGAAATAAAAGCAATGAAGAAGCTGTTGCAGAATACTGATACACGAAGAATAGAATTTAACAATAGGTTTGATAAGTCATTACACTATTATTTCAACAAGAATGACATCACTAATCGAAATGGCGGTGAATCAAAGGTTAATGAACATGGTAAAGATGAACCATTGCGAAGTGCCGACAATCGTGTAAGTAGTAACTATCATCAACTACTTGTTGATCAAGAAGCAGGTTATGTTGCCACCATTCCACCATCAGTTGATGTGGAGGATGATTCACTAAATGACAAAATCAAGAATACTTTGGGCGACAACTTCAACTTGAGAATGAATCAATTAGTTGTTGATGCTGCTAATGCCGGAGTTTCATGGGTGCATTATTGGATTGATGATAATGGACAATTCAGATATGGAATCGTGCCACCTGATCAAGTAACTCCAATCTATTCCAACGATTTGGATAAGAAGCTGTTAGCGGTCAGGAGAACATACACACAACTTAATCCTGATGATGGAAAATACTATAAGATTCATGAGTACTGGACTGATAAGGATTGTACAGTATTCAAGTCATTGAGTCCTGATTATTCTGATTTAACAAAATTGCTTGATAGATTTATGACCTATGATGTGGCAACAGGAATGGAGATTGGAACAGGTAACGTGCTTAATCATGAGTTCGGACGTATTCCGTTCATACCTTTTCCTAAGAATAAATATGAACGTCCTGACTTACTGAAGTACAAGGGACTAATTGATGTATATGACAATGTTTATAACGGGTTCGTGAATGATGTTGATGATGTGCAGCAAGTTATCCTTGTCCTGACTAATTACGGTGGCGAATCTTTAGATGAGTTCAAGAGGGCTTTGAATGAAGACAAGGCTATCAAGATTGATTCTGTTGGTACAGGCGATAAATCTGGTGTTGATACATTGACAATTGACATCCCTGTTGAAGCTAGAAATTCATTACTGGATATTACTAAGTCAGATATATTTGTTCATGGTCAGGGAATAGATCCATCCGATTTTGAGACTAATAATGCTACTGGTGTCGCAATCAAGATGTTATATAGTCATTTGGAATTGAAAGCATCGGTCACTGAATCATATTTCAGGGATGGTGTTAATCAATTGGTTAGAGCAATCATGAACTGGTTGAAAGTACCAGACGCTGATGGTCGAACAATCACTCAAACGTGGACCCGCACAGCCATTCAAAATGATGTTGAACAAGCGCAAGTCGTTTCACAGGTAGCTAACGTCACATCTGATGAAGCAATTGCTAAAGGTAATCCGTTGGTTACAGATTGGCAGCAAGAACTTCAGGACCGACAGGATAATATCGTTAAAGGCGATGGGTACAGTAATGGACAATCACTTGAAGATATAGATGGTAATGAAGATGAGTGATCTGACTTATTGGGAGAAAAGGTTTCTTCAGACCAAAGCCAGTCAGCTCAAATCAACCGAGGAATATGAACGTGCATTACAGCCACAATTGAAAGGATTACTTAATCAAATTGATGCTGAAGCAAATCAATATTATCGTAGGTACTCACAGAACAACGACATCCCTGAAGAAGAAGTTCGTAAGATATTAAATAATATTGGTAATTCTAATTGGAATATGACGTTAGATCAGTTCAAACAAAAGGCCATCGAAGGTGGTCATGAGAAAGAATTGGATAATGAGTATTTCAAGAGCCGCATTGCTAGATTACAGAACCTTGAAGCACAGATTAAAGATAGGACTGGTCATTTTGCCGAAGGTGAAGAATCTAGTATGGGGGATGCGTTAGCAGCTCAATACAAAGATTCTTACATGAAAACTGTATATAAATCACAGTCAGCTCAATCTAAGTATTCTGCTAATTTTGCTCATTTCAATGATGATCAGTTAAAAGCAATCGCCAGTAAACCATGGGTAGGAAAGAACTTCTCAAAACGCATTTGGAAAAATTATCGTGATGTATTACCTGATAAATTAATGGATACGATGTTAAGAGGCACTTTATTAGGATATGCACCCTCAAAAATTTCCAATATGCTACATGCTAGGTTTCAGGATATCAGTAAAAAAGATATTCATCGATTGGTGTTCTCTGAAATGGGACACATTAGCGAAGAAGCCACTGCCAAGGGCTATGAAGAATCAGGTATTGATAAATATGAGTACATGGCTACCCTTGAATCACATACTTGTGATGTTTGTGCTAAGTTGGATGGTCAAGTATTTAAATTGTCTGAGCGTAAAGATGGGGTCAATTATCCAATAGTACATGCTCACTGTAGGTGCACCACTGTTCCTAGTATTGACGATTTGCCAGATGTTGGAGAGCGATGGATGCGAGATTCGTACTCTAAGAATGGGGAATTAACAGATAATTTATCATTTAACGAATGGAATAATAAATATGGTTTGGGAAAATCTGCTGATGAGATAAAGAATATTGGTATTAATCCATATGATAAATCTAGATGGCCGAAAGGAATTGATGTTGTTGAGACCGTTGATGGTGACATAGTTAATTTTAGTGCTGATAGTGGGATGCAGGTAAGTAGAGAATGGTTGAATAAATTATTAAAATATAAAGATGATTCTGATTTAACTGAGTATATCGAATATCAATTTGGAGATGGAAGATATGCTGATGTTTTAAAGATCAAAAATGTAGTAAACTGGGTTAAAGAAGTAAAGAGTTTTAAAGATAATGAACAGAAACCAGTTGCTAATGTCAGGAATAAGAAAATAACAATTGAAAACATTCGTCCAAAGATAGTTACTGATTTTAACTTTGAAAATGCTTCAAGAAAACAATTGGTCACGTACGTTGAGAATGAATTCGGTATGAGAATTTCTGAATCCAAGAATGCTAAGCTATCTGATTTAGCAATATTAGAAACTGCTAAAACCATAAGCAAGTTTAAGGGTATTTATCAGGTATTGCCGGAAAAAATTCCGATTCTACGTGCAATGAATCCCAAAGAAGCTGGTAGCGCAATCGCCTGGTATGCAAGAGATGCTTCAACAAACAGTCCGTCAGAATTTGCTTTAAATACACATTATTTTCATGATAAAGCAATATTAACTAATACTGTAAAACAAAATGTTCAGGTGGGCTGGTTTTCCAATAATGATGAAATGAATCATGTTTTGATGCATGAGTTTTCTCATCATATTGATAAACAACTGTCTAAACTTATAAATGATAAAAGTTTTTCTACAAAATTATTTAGAACAATAGAAAATGATTACATTGATTTTAATGTGAAAGATATTGGTAGGTATGCTTATGATTCGTATAAAGAAAAATTGGATTATACAGAACCATTTGCGGAGTTATTTACAGAGGCTTATGGCCCTACACCTGGTAAACAGGCATTAATATTTAAAAAATATTTTGAAGAAATGTCATTAGAGGTATTGAACAATGCTTGATGCGCCTAAAGGATTAAAATATTGGACACAAACCGATTCAGGTTCTGGTATAGCTGCTGATGCTCCTGAATGGGCTAAAAAAGAGTTTGAAGAGTATCAAAAAGAAATGAAAAGAACTACTGATAAAAATGGAAATATTATCCTAAAATAGGGCACCCAACAATTAAGTTGAGTGCTATTTTTGTACCTATTTGTCCTAAGTAAGACGTAAAAAGGCTTATTTTTTATACCTTGATTGTGGTCGCCCCACGTAAAATATTGCGAGAGAGGAACGAATTATGAAACGTGAACAACTAAAAGAATTGAAGTTAACAGATGAGCAAATTGACAAAATCATGGGATTGAATGGTGCTGATATCGAAAGTACTAAGAAGTCACTTGGGGATGTTGATTCTATTAAGCAAGAGAATGAATCACTTAAGAATCAATTATCTGAACGTGACAAAGATATGAAGTCTTTGAAGAAGCAAGCTGGAGATAATGAAGAGCTATCTAGTAAATATGCTGAACTTCAGAGCAAGTACAAGGACGATACAGAGAAGCTTAATGCCCAACTATCCGAAACAAAGCTGAACGGAGCGTTAGACAACGCCTTAAATTCAGCAAAGGTCCGTAATACTAAGGCAGTTCGTGGTCTTTTAAATATGGATAGTATCAAACTCAACGATAAGGGGGAACTTGAAGGCGTTAATGATCAACTTGATTCACTCAAGAAGTCTGATAGCTATTTATTTGATGAAGGCAGCAAGCAGGGATATAAACCTGGTGGCGGTCAAGGTTCAGATGATAAGAGCACAGTTCAAGATTTGGTCAATGTGTTCAAACAATAGAAAGAAGGAATAACAATGGCAACAATTAATTATGCAGATTCGTATCAACAAGCAATTCAAGAAGCCTTTTATGATGGTCATCTATTTTCAGCTGACCTATGGAATTCACCATCAAATGGAGTGGTTAAATTTGATGGAGCAAAACATATTAAGGTACCACGTTTGACAATTGATGAAGGTCGTCGTGATCGTACAAGACGTACAATTACTCAACCTACAGGTAATTATTCAACAGATTGGGATCCATATGAATTGAACAATGAACGTTACTGGTCTACATTAGTCGACCCATCAGATGTAGATGAGTCAAATATGGTAGTCTCAATGGCCAACATTACAAAACAATTCAACTTAGATGAGAAGATGCCTGAAAAAGACCGTTTCATGTTTAGTAGATTGTATGAACGTAAAGTCGATGCCGCTGATGGTGGTATTAGTACAGACACATTGGATGAGAAGAATATTCTCACAGCATTTGATCAGATGATGGTTAACTTTGATGAAGCTCGCATCCCTCAAAAAGGACGTATTCTTTATTTAACTCCAAAAGTTAATGCCATACTCAAAAGAGCTGAGGCTTTGAATCGTCAATTATCATTGAAAGATGCTAACAACATTCAACGTACTGTATACAGCATTGACGATGTAACTATCAAAGTTGTTCCATCTGATTTGATGCAAACATCCTTTGATTTTACAGTTGGTTCTAAGATTCAGGATGATTCTAAGCAAATTGAAATGTTCCTTATTTACAATGGTGTACAAATTGCTCCTGAGAAATATTCATTTGCTGGATTTGATGCTCCGAGCGCTCAAACGAGTGGTAATTATTTGTACTACGAACAATCATATGACGATGTTTGGTTGTTAAAGACTAAGACAAAGGGTATTGAGTTCGTTACATCAGATAAGGCCCCAAAAGCTTAGAGGCTCCCTCTCAAGTAAAGGTAGAGCCAAGTGATGGCGGAGCCAATTTCACAGCAATTTTATAGGAGGAAGAGTATGACTACATTAAATGTGTATAAAGGTACAGAGATGGTTGGAATTGGTGAAAGCCCAGTTCATATCAACCTTGAACCAGCCACTTATCCTGAAGGAACGTTTCAAGGTGAGTTAGTTGATGATGCAGGTAAAAAAACTGAAAAGTTCGATTTTCCTGCTGTCACGGTAAAACAAATTGTCATCCCTGTTACTAATGTGACGATGAATCAAGCAACCGCCACTGGTGAAGTTGGTAAGAAGGTTGTGCTATCAGTAACCATTGAGCCAGAGAATTCTACTGAAAAAGAAGTTACCTGGACAAGTACTGATAATAAAATTGCAACCGTTGATAATGGCAACGTAACATTTGTCTCTGCTGGTACAGCTACAATCACAGCAACGGTTGGTGATAAATCTGCAACTACTAAGTTGACTATTAAAGAACCGATAGTGGCGGTCACTAAAGTAACGCTTGATCCTGCTACTGCATCTGTAGAGATTGGGAAAACTGCAGTCATCGAGGCTACCATCGAACCATCTAATGCAACAGATAAGTCAGTCACATGGGCAAGTAAAGATACATCAATTGCTACTGTAGCTGATGGAACTGTGACTGGAGTAAAAGCTGGTGATGTTGATGTAACAGCTACATCGGCAGATGGTAAGGTCACTGGTACTACTAAAGTGATTGTAACCGCACCAGCAGATACAGAAGGCTAGGTGATCTAAATGGAGGAACATCCCCGAATTATAGATATTACTGCAGCATTAAAATTACTAATGCCGAATGTGAATAAGTTGGATAGTTATGAATCAATCATTGATTTTGTTATCTCAAAAGTGATTGATGATGTAGCAAGTTATACCCATATTCCAATTCAAGAGTTACCAGAATCGTTGGATAAGACCATTATTAGTATTTGTGTTCAAATCATTAAAACTCATCAGTTTTTAACGCCGATTGAAGATAAGAATGACGATGTTCAATCTTTGTCTGAGGGTGATACTTCTGTAACCTTCAAGTCTCCAGCAACCATCTACACTGAACTTCAGTCAATTAATCCTTTATCAGATAACTATCTGGTTATTCTGAATAGTTATAGGAAGATATTGCGATGATTGGAGCATTCAAACACATGGGTAGAATACTACCTAAGCTGTGGAATGACAGAGTTACTATTAAAGGTGTAATTGGAGTAAAGAAAGGCGTTTTTTCAGATAGTAAGGATGCAACGATAGTTGAAAATTATCCTGCAAAGGTTGTTCTTGGAGGTCAAAAGACTTCTGAACAATCTTTTTTTGGTACTGATCAGTACGATGCCAAGTTGTTGATTGATAATAGTGTATTTATACCTGCTGGAGCTGATGTTTATGTTACAGACGTGAATGGTCACAAGACTAAATACAAACGTGCCAGCAAAGGATATCAAGGTTATGCAAGTCATCAAGAAGTAGCAATGGTCAGGGATGAAAAAGCTAAGGATGTGGTTAATGATGGCATGGGGAACAATTGACGATGCAGAATTTCAAAAGTTTGCTGAAAAAGTTGAGAGCAAGGTAAAATCTCAAGAAATAAGGCAAGCTGTTGAAGCTAGTTCTAGGAGAGTTGGTACTCAGTCGCTGAAAGGTGTCAAATCAAGAACTCCGGTTGGTCAATATACTGACGGCCGGACTGGTGGAACTTTGAGAAGAGGCTGGCATTTGAATGGTCCAACGTATAATGGTGCCTTATTCTTGATCGAAGTTGAGAACAATGTTGAATATGCAGGATACGTTGAAGACGGTCACCGTACTCGTGGAGGCGGTGGTTGGGTTCCAGGTCAACATATGCTTATGACAACTTTATTCGAGATTGAAGATATGATGCCTATGTTGTTAACTCCAGTAATGAAGAAGTTTGGAGGTCTATTTGATTGAAAATTAGTATTGTAGATCTAATTGGGCATGAGTTATCAGAAATATTTCCAAATATTCCAGTATATAAAGAGAATCAGAAGGGTGGCTTTGAAGAGCCATCTTTTTTTGTTGAAAAGATTCTTACAAAGGTGGATCCAGAACTATTCGATGTCCAGATGCGAACTTATAACTACCAATTAGTTTATTTTCCTAAGCTGGACGAGCCGAATGATGATATGGAAATAGTTGCAGAGATTTTAGCAGATAACTTCACTCAATTGTCTGACTATGCGGTGATTCGTAATCGTGTACTAAAACAGTCAGCTGGTAGAACACTGTTGTTAACGTTTAGTATTCAAATTAGAGCACGTAGGGTTGATAAGACTATTAAGCAACAAAATATGAAATTTAAAGGTGGGATTGCTTATGGAAGATAAATTTACCAAAGATTCATTAGTAAAGAGTGATGGATTCAGTGCCATTGATCGTGACATTCTACAAATTGTCCTTTCAGATGGTGTTCAGTATTCACTTGCTGAAGCAAAAAGATTAATTAAGAAGTTTAAAGGAGGAATCAATTAATGGGTGGAACATGGAAAACTCAAAATAAGCGCCGTCCTGGTGCATATATCAATACTGTTGGTGCGGCTCAACCTAAGCAAGATACTTCATTAGGTAGAACTATGCTGATTGGTAATACTCAATTGGATTGGGGAGCAAAAGGAATTATTGAATTGAACTCCAATTCTGACTTCAAAGCATTATTAGGTGCACCACTTTCAACCCCTGAATTTGGAGCATTGAGAGAGACACTTAAGGGTGCATTGACTGTGTTATTGCTTAATAACAATGACGGAACTAAGGCAGAAATTACCGATGATGCATTGCCATGGAAGTTTATTGCTAAATATCCAGGGACAAAGGGAAATGACTTGCATGTCTCGGTGGTGAAGGACCCTAATGATATAACACGCATTACGGTTTCAACCATTTATGGAACTGAGGTCGTAGATCAACAAGTTATTCGTACAACAACGGCTCAAGGGTTAGTTTCAAATGACTATATTGATGTTGAATTTGTTGATGATACATCAGAACCGGTTGCAAGCGTTGAACCTGAAGAAGGTGGAGCCGAATTTGCTGCTACTCCTGGCCAAAACAAGCTTGAATCCTTATCATCATCAACTACTTACAATCTTGTTGGTGGTATTACTGATCCAGTTGAGGTAACTGAGTTAATGAATGATGCACTTGAAACGGAACAATTCAATGTAGTTACTGCAGCAGGATTTGCACCTGATAACAATATTCATCAATTACTAGCGCAATCAGTTCAGCGTTTAAGGGATGACGAGGGATACAAGGTACGTGCCGTTGTTCCAGTCTATGAAGGTGGCTATGAGTATGACTACGAAGGAGTATCAGTCGTATCAAATGGTGTAATTCTTCAAGATGGCACACAAATTGATACAACTACTGCTACTGGCTACTTTGCTGGTATTTCTTCAGCAACCGACTCAAGTAAATCACTTACATATTCAGAATATCCTGGTGCAGTTTCTACTTACCCATCATTGAATAATGAACAAACAGTTAAAGCATTAAACAGTGGTTGGATCGTATTCACAGCTAAGCGTGGCGGCCGTGTTGTTGTTGAACAAGATATTGATTCATTAACATCATTTAGTGATGACAAACCTAAGTCATTTTCAAAGAATCGTGTTATTAGAACATTGGATGATATTGCCACAGATTTTGAGAATGTATTTGAAAATACATTTATCGGCAAGATCAATAATGATGAAACTGGCCGTGATTTGTTCAAGGCTAACAGACTTGCATATATGCAATCACTTGTTAATGTTGGAATCATTTCAGTATTTGATTCATCAGATTTGACTGTTGAACCTGGAGAAGATAGTGATTCAATCGTTGCTACTGTCGCAGTTAAACCAATTGATTCAATGGAAAAACTATATATGACGATTGTTGTTCAATAGAAGGGAGAATTTAAATGGCTAATAATATTTCTGATTTTTTAAACGGTAGAGATACTATTTCTACCAAGGATGCAAAGGTTTATCTAACAATTGAGAATCAAATCATTCCAATGATTGAGTGTAATAAGTTCACAGCTAAAATTGAGAAGAATAAAGAAGATGTTCAAGTACTAGGCAGTCACTGGAAACGTAAAAAGACTACTTCCATTGAGGGTACAGGTACTTTAGGTGGATATGTGATTACTTCCAACTGGTTGAAATATGCACTGCCATATGCTCAAGGTGGGAAAGATTTGTACTTTGATGTCACATTGACCATTGAAGATAAAACATCAAAAGCTGGTAAGCAAACAGTTCATTTGAGTGAAGTAAATCTAGATGATATTCCGATTGCTGATTTTGAAGCTGACGATGGTGTCATGGAATGGGAATCAGACTTCACATTTGAAGACTTTGATTTGGTTTCAGCATTTACAGGATTTGATAATTAAAATTGGAGGAAATATGTATGGCAACTAGCGTTAGTGATTTCTTAATGGAGAATGTTGAACAACAAGTTGAAACAAAGGAGATTAGCTTTAAGGGCTTTAAGTCCCCATTTGTAATTAAATCTATTACCGCTGAAGAGAATTCAGCTTTGCAAAAGCAGGCAACTAGAAGAATCAAAGATAAGCAAACCCGACAGATTACAACAACAACTGATCAAGATAAGTATATTGATTTGCTTATTTGTGCCAGTGTTGTAACCCCAGACTTGACCAATGCAGAACTTCAAAAGAGTTGGGATTGTGTCGCAAAACCTGCAGACGTATTAAAAAAGATGCTACTTGTTGGTCAATATGCGGAGTTAAGTCAGGAAATCCAAGAAATTTCAGGATTTGATACAGAAGACGTTAATGATCTTAGCGATGAAGTAAAAAAATAGTAGAGTCCGATGATCCTGGTGCTGCAGATATCAATTATTATTTCTATGTTATGAATGAATATCATTGGTTGCCACATCAATGGACCTCATTTTCAAATAGAGAGAAAGCATTAGTGATTGCCGGAATCGATTTGCGTATCAAGGAAGAAGAAAAACAAGAGAAGAATGCTAGAAAACATACCAGAGCTAAACATTATTAGCTCTGGCTATTTTTGGAAAGGAGGTTAATATATGGCTACTGTTAGTGCTGCAATTAAGATTATGGACGGATTCACTGCACCGCTAAACAAGTTGGATGCGGGGTTGAGCAAAGGGCAATCAGCGTTTAGTAAATTCAAATCTGCATTAGGAAGTAGCGGTGCTTTTGATGGATTGAATAAATCTGCTGAGAAAAGTGGAGGACTATTTAAGTCAGTTTTAGGTGGAACTGTTGTAGGTGCAGGAATTACTAAGGGTATTGGATTAGCCACCACGGGAATTCGATCAATGATTGGTGAACTCAATGAGTCCAGTAAGGCATGGCAAACATTTGATGGGAATATGCAGATGCTCGGTAAATCTCCAAAACAAATTGCTGTTGCTAAAGGTTCAATGCAAAAGTTTGCACAACAAACTATTTATTCTGCATCTGACATGGCATCAACATATAGTCAATTGGCTGCCGTTGGTATCAAAGGAACTGGTAAGCTGGTTAAAGGTTTTGGTGGATTAGCTGCTGCATCTGATAATCCTCAACAAGCTATGAAAACATTGAGTCAACAAGCTACTCAAATGGCTGCTAAACCAATGGTTCAATGGCAAGACTTCAGACTGATGCTTGAACAGACCCCGGCTGGTGTTTCTCAAGTTGCCAAGTCAATGGGGATGTCGACGAAACAGTTAGTTTCAAGCGTCCAAGATGGTAATGTTGCCACACAGAAATTCTTTGATGCCATTTCGAAGACTGGTACAAATAAATACTTCAGTAAAATGGCTACACAGTATAAAACTGTTGGTCAAGCGATGGATGGGTTAAAAGAAACTGTTGCTAATAAGATGCAGGGTGCTTTTGATCGTGTTGGTAAGATTGGAATCAAAATGGTAAGTGATTTGACTGATGCTATAGGAAACGTAAATTTTGATGCACTTGCGGACAAGGCTATCTCAGCAATTGATAAGATTATTTCTATATCTGGGAAAATATTTGATGGTTTTAAAAATACCGGGGCAATTCAAACCGTTGAGGATTCATTTGAGACCTTGAAAGAGTCTGCATCAAGAATCTTCAGCAAACTTTCTACTGGTGGTAAAAATCCATTTAGCAACATTGGAGAAATAGCTGGTGGAGCAATCAAAGGTGCTGCGAAGGCAATTAGTACCATTGCAGATGCAGTAAGTAGATTGAACCCCGGAACATTGAAAGCAATTGGAGCAGCATTCTTGATAATGAAGACTGGATTAAAAGGTATTGTGTTTACTGCTGTTATTGCAGGATTGAACGCATTGTCTAAAATGGATGCTGGTCAAATCAAGGCTATTGCCGTTGCAGTAGGTATTTTAGCTGTGTCAATCAAGGCCATCAAAACTGCAGTTGGAATTGCTAAAGGTGTAAGTGCATTGAAAGATGCGTTTTCTGGTATGTCAGGTAAATCTATTCCTGTTCCAGATGCAGGTACAACAAGTAAATCTGCAGCAGGTTTAATGCAAATGGGTAAGGCAATTATGATGATAGGTGCTGGTGTTGTATTAGCTGGTGGTGGATTACTCATGATGGCTTATGCGACAACAATGTTGGTTTCAGCAGGTACGCCTGCTATTGCAATGTTCTTTGGGATGATTGCTGCAGTTGCATTGTTAGCTGTAGTAGTTAAGTTATTAGGTCCATCGTTGTTGGCTGGTGCTAGTGGATTCTTAGTTATGGGAGCTTCATTGTTACTAATAGGAGTGGCAATATTGATTGCTTCAGCTGGTATTGCATTACTTGCTACTCAATTACCAATGCTTGCGCAATATGGTGCGTCAGCTGCGGCTGGCTTACTTGCATTGTCCGGAGCAGTCGCTGTATTTGGACTTGCAGCCATTGTGGGTGCAGTCGGAGTATTGGCGTTGGGTATTGCTATAGCAGTGTTGGGTGTTGGATTTGTTGTAGGAGCAGTTGGCGCATTGCTATTTGGTGCTGCAATTGCTGTTATTGGAGTAAGTACCATGGTTGCTGCAGTTGGAATGTTGTTACTAGGAGTTGGACTAGCTTTAGTTTCAGCATTAGCAATTGTTGGATCCGTTGGATTGATGCTTATGGCCGTGGCTATGGTCATGATTTCAGCCGTTGCATTGGTTGCAGGCACTGGAATGATGTTATTTGCTGTAGCGTTGATGTTAGCAGCTCCTCTCATGATGGTTGCTGCCGTTGGTGCATTGTTGCTAGGGACAGCCACAATTGTACTTGGAGTTGGATTATTAGTTGTTGGTGCAGCACTTATGGTTGTTGCCAGTGGATTGACTATGTTAGCTGGTGCAGTTGTTGGTTTGGCCACTGCATTCATTATGGCTGGTACGATGATGGTTTCAGCCATTGTTGGTGCAATGACAGGCGTTGTCTCTGCCATTACTAGTGGTATTTCTAATGCCGTTAGTGCTGCAAAAGGTTTTGCAAGTTCATTGGTTTCAGTTGGTAAACAATTGATTCAAGGATTAGTGAATGGTATCAAATCAATGATTGGTTCTGCCGTCAGTGCGGTAACAAGTGTTGCTGGTAAGGTCGTTAGTGCTGCTAAGTCAATTCTTCACATCGGTTCACCGTCTAAGTTGTTCAATCAATATGGACGTTGGGTCGACCAAGGATTAATTAATGGTTTGAATCGTGATTCAGGAGCTGCCGCTAATGCTTCAAGTGCAATGGCACAGGGAGTTGTTGATGCTGCAGCAAATATGAATCCACAGTTGGGACCAATGACCATGGCTGGTGTAGTTGGAAGTAATCCAGGTGACTTACTTGCCGGTGGATTCAGTAGAGCATTGGATATGATCAATGCCGTGGCTTCAGCACTAGCTGGAATTGCAGGAACAACCAATGTTGGTATCAATGGCAATGTTAGAAGTGATGTTCCAAATAGATCACCATTTGACCGTACAGGGGTTGCTACAGGTGTAACTAATAACAGTGATTCAACAAGTAGTTCATCATCAAGCAATGCAAGTGTTGTTATTGAGTCTGGAGCAATTCAAATCAATTCAACATGTAACGCACAATATGACGGTGACATGTTGTTATCTATCATCGAACAAAAGATTATTGAAAAAAGTAATGCTTCATTATCATAGGAGGGATGAAATGAGTGAACATTTAGGTATATATATAACTGATGATTCAAATGCTACTTTTGAATTACCAATTAATCCTGCTGAAGTTGAATTAACAGCTGAAACTGATGATAAAAGTGAAACTGTTATTGATTTAGGAGAAGTCAATCTGATTGGTGATTCTAAATTGAGGTCCATTAGTGTTCAAAGTACATTGCCATTGAGTCCTGCTGATGAACATTACGTTTCGGCACAGAATTTGTTGGGAAGTGCGCAGGATTATATTGATTGGATCATTAAAATTCAGGAATCAAAAAAGCCAATGAGGTTAGTCATCAGCTCAACAAAGATTTCATTTAAGGCAACTATATCAAGTTTTCAGTATGGATTTAAGAATGGATATGATGGTGAATATGCTTATACATTAGTTCTTAAAGAATACAGGCCATATGTTGCTAAAAAATTAGGCGCAAAACAGGAACCAGTCAAAACTGAGCCTATTAGACCTAGCCCACCCAATAAGGTGGGAATGGGTTCAACGGTTATTGTTAATGGTCAGCTTCATCGTGATAGTGCCGGCAATGGAGCAGGAGTTACTGAACAGAATGCAACTAGAAAGATTTCATTAGTTAATCCTGGCTCAGCCTATCCATATCATGTAACTACCTTAGATGGTGGTGCACGTGGTTGGGTTCGTGAAAGTGATGTGAGGTCAGCATGATTACCAAGTTTACAATTGGAAGAAGACACAGTGGTGATACGTGGAATGTGGCTGAATTAGTTAATAACGTTAAGTGGGTCACTGATTTAAACTTTGCTGCAGGAACATTCACATTTGACTTATTATTTGATAGTTCATTTTATCCTCAAAATGGTGATGTGGTTGAATTCCAGTGGGATGAACAGAAGATATTCTATGGATATATCTTCAAAGCAACATTCAAAGATAAAAAATTCAGTATTACAGCTTATGACAAGATGAGATATTTGAAAAATGAAGATTCAATTGTTTGGCCAGTTTCTACGATCTCTCAACGCTTTGAAACTGCCTGCAAGATGGCTGAAATATCTCATAAGGTAGTCAATAGTTCAGATTATAAATTACCTGCCGAAGTGGCTGATGCAAAAACCTATTTTGATATGTTGAAGACAGGTATTGATGCGACTCAAAAGGCTACCAAGCAAATGTACTACTTGTTTGCTAATTATGATGTTGTTGAATTACGAAAGGCACCATATAACAATCTAGATATTATTATTGGTGATCAATCATTATTAACGAATTACTCATTTGAGAAATCCATTGATGATGCTGCTAACTCAATTCGTATTGTTAAGAAGAATTCTTCTAAATCTCAACAGACTACTTCTACGTCAGCTGATGAAGAGCCATCTGGAGATGATCCAGGCAGTACTAGTTTTTCATACACCGATGTGAAGGCTCATGATGTACAAGATTGGGGTAAATTACAGGTTGTTGAGAATGCTAAGGATAAGGCCAACGATGCACAGATGAAGGAGCGTGCCGATGCTTTACTAAAGGAAAAGAATAGAGAAATCTATACTTTGAATTTGGATTGTTTAGGTGATACTGCTTTGATTGCAGGTAATTCAGTCAATATTCAAATCAGTGAGTTATCTAAGGCTGGATTTTGGATAAGTAATACGGCGATTATGAAGGCAACTCACAGCTTTGGTAGTGACTATACTTGTAACTTAGAAATGAAGGTGAACGAACCATGGCTGGAGAGCAACTCATAAGTATGCTGAACTCCAAAGGTGGCAAACCATCAGATTACGCTGATGTTGTCTATGGAAAGGTAATTAGTATAGATCCGTTAAAGATTCAGTTAAGTAATCAGATGATACTTACTGAGTCTTTTTTAGTACTCGGAAGACATATGTCTAAACGTAAAGAACGAATCAAGGTACTCAAACATAATGATGCAATCGATGATGTCGTTGGCATTCGTCCTGAAGTGGAAGAAACCATTGAAATTGATGGCAGACCACAGATTGATGATGAGGTGACTATGATTCGTTTTGATGGTGGACAGCAATTCTATGTATTAGAAAGAAAGAACGATAGGAGGGATGTTGATGGATAACCCTACATTGACCTATCAAGTTAAAAATGGCCGAATAATGAATAAATTTGATGGTCATGAAGCAATGATCCAGGCAGTTGATAAGATTTTGAAAACCGAAAGATTTGTTTACCCAATTTATGACAATCAATATGGTAATGATTTCTTTGAGTTATTTGGTAAGTCGTTTGATTATGCAACCGTTGAAGTGGAACGAATGGTTAAAGAGGCTTTACTTGCTGATGACCGTATATTGACTGTAACGGTTGATGACATTGAGGTACTAGAGAGAACTATTTTGAAAGTCCATGGTTCGTGCACAACGATTTATGGCGAAATTCCAATTGAAAGTGTGGTGAGTGTGAATGACTCCTGAGAATCTAGCAGGTCAGATTGAATCACGAGACTTTGAATATTATCTTGATCAGATGATGGACAAAGTTCCTGACGACATTGATAAGCGACAAGGCTCAATTATTTATGATGCTTTGGCACCTGCAGCAATGGTCATGGCTAATCAATCATTGACTATGGGGATGTTGATCAGAGAAGCCTATATTAAAACTGCAGATAATGAATTTCTTGATTATCGTGCTGAAGAACATGGAACGTCTCGACAATTAGCAACTGCAGCACAAGTTAAAGCTAAGTTCTTAGATACGAAGGGAAATCCCATTAACAACGTAGAAACTGGTGATAGATTTGCCTCACTTGGAGATAATCCAATATTTTATACAGTTAAGTCCATCAATGATGATTTAACTGGGATTATGGAGGCTGAGGAAGTTGGTACACGTCCTAATGGGTATTTGGGTCAGGTATTGCCAGTAACACCCAACGATACATTGTCCTGGGCTGAAATAATTGAAGTAACAGTTCCCGCTCGTGATGCTGAAACTGATGATCATTTACGTGAACGATTACTTGCCTCAGATTCGTGGATTGCCTATGGTGGTAATATTTCAGATTATTTGGATATGTTATCGAAGATTTCAACTGTGGGTGGTGCTCAAGTCTATCCAGTGTGGAATGGTGGCGGTACAGTCAAACTTGTAATACTTGATAATGATTTACGTGCAGCAAGTCAAGAATTGCTTACACAGGTCAAGAATGAGATTGACCCACCAGATTCACCAGGCTTAGGTTATGGATTAGCTCCAATTGATCATACCGTGACAGTCGTTGCTCCTGAAGAAATTAGTGTTGATATTTCGACTAAAGTTGAGATTGATTCAATTTCTGATATGGAGGTATTGAAGCCTAAAATCATGGATATCATCAGCAAGTATTTTGAATTATGTCGTTCTGCTTGGGATGACGTCAACAAAGTGACGGGTAGAGGATATAAATTAGTGATCTATCGCTCTAAGATTCTATCTGAAATCATGAAAGTTGAAGGTGTGGTTAATGCATCTATACCTGAATTAAATGGCAAAGATGAGGATGTTCACTTGATATTCAATAATGATGTATCGCAGTTACCGTTAATGGGTGAGGTGAATTTGAATGGTTAAACTACAAGATTATTTACCCGATTACTACGATGATGTTTATGAAATGCAAAAGTTGGTTGCTGCAGAACAAGTTGATTTCACTAAATTTGATGATTTGGTTCTGAGAACTCTATTGAATCAATTTGTAACACAAACGGACTTACAAGGTATTTCGTTATTTGAAGACCAACTAGGAATTGACCCTGACCCAAATGACACACTTGAAACAAGACAATATAACGTTCTGATGCGAATGCTGCCACCACAACCAATTACATTGAAGTATTTTAAAAAATTACTACACACCTTAGATATTCCAACTCAAATCAATGTAGAGTATGCGATTAGACATGTAGAGACAATAGCAAAAAGAAGTGAGATCAGCAAGGCTCAAATACAACGTTTGAAATATCTTTTGAACGTGTATTTACCTGCTAATCTCACTTTTCAGATTATTGTTACTTCTGAATCAAATACTGATTTGAATGAATATTTTGGAGCAACACAGAGTGGTGCTGTGTCTGCAAAAGCAGAGCCAAAGCTAAAGTCTTATTCAGATACGAATATTAAACAATTCTTTGGTGGTATTAAGCCCGGAATGGCTTCTTCAGCATTTGCATTACCAAAATTAATATCAACTGCAGAATCTAGATTGCTGATGTATTTAACTGAAGCAAGTCCTCAGTCATACGTTCACGCAACCGTAAAGGAGAAAAAATAAATGGCAGAATATAATGAAACAATTCTGACTGCTGCTGGATTGGATTTGGCCAGTCGTGCTGCTAATGGAAAAACAAAATTTAGTATTACACGAGCAGCAGCCACAGAAACTGATTTATCTGGCATGTCTGAATCAGAGTTACAAGCACTTAAGCTGTTACCTAATGAAGTACAAGCTGGAACAATTGATAATCAAAATGACAATGTGCCTAATGCTAATGCAGTTATTGGAACGGAAATCTTATTCACCAATGATGGAATTGAGAAAAGTTATGTGATCAACGGTATTGGTTTGTATGCGAAAGAAGATGGTAGCAATACTGAGATTCTTTATGCAATCAATACTGCAATTAGTCCTGAAACTATGCCTGACTTTGCTGATCAAGTCTTATTTCAGTTCAGATTTACGATTTATGTTGTCGTTGGACGAACTGAAAATGTGACTGTTAATGTGGATCCAACAGGTATGGCATCAAAAGAATATGTCAACATTAAAATCGACGGGATTAACACAGATGACACTATTGGGAGCAGTGAAGATTTGAGTACTTTAATTATGATGAATGATTTTTTGGAGGATTAGAATATGAAATTACTAGATTTTTTAAATTTGATTATGAGAACTGTTATCAAATTGCCTGCAGGTGTAAAAATCAAAAAAAGCGATGGGACATACACAACTATTAAATCCGGGGATGACATGTTGATGGATATCTCTGGTGAAGTGTATTCCAAAGACCAAATAGATTCTAAATTTACAGTTGCAAATAATAATACTGTGATTGCTAGTAGTGCCGATGTTACTAAACTGCAGGAAATGGATAACTATTTGAATGGAACAAAGTAAGGGAGATGAAATAGATGGCATATAAAAATCATTTAAGCCTAGTTGCGCACCTTTTGAGCTTGGCTGCGTTTACTGCGAATTATAAGGATTCAGAAGGCAATGTAAAAGTTATTAAACCCACTGGAGCTGCACACGGATTGAATTTAGACGAATTCAGAAAAGATACCAATCCGTCAATTACAGATACCAATCCACCTGTTGGAGCTGATGTTTATCCTGGTTCCCTTGCTAAGGGTGAAATTACAGGGCGTTATATGTTGTGGCAAGGTGAAACTGATCCTACTAAAACTACCAATATTGTATTCAGCAAAGATGTTGGTTCTAAAATGAATATGGTTGGGGATGGATTGCAATTTCTTATTTATATTCGAAAGACGGTTATAACTGCTGGAGTTAAGGGAAAAACGTCAAGGTTAGAGATTGATTATGATCCGAAAGGTATTGCAAGGGATGGATACTACTCGACATCCTCACCAGTACCAATGTATATTAAATCTTCTAGTTTTGGTGTAGGTGTACCGATTGATGTTCCATTGAATGGTGCTGGTGAAAATACTGGGTTGTCAAACATCAAAGCACCTTCAATTACATTTAATTTTCAAAGTGATAAATCTTTGAATGTTAGTGCCACTCAGGGGTACGCAAATGATGGTTCACCGTCTGGTGCAACAGGGGCAACATATGATGTTGTTTGTGACCTGGTAAGTACTTTTAGTACTCAAGAAGCAGTTGAGCAACTCCCCCCAACAGTAAATTTATTCACTGGATCAGGAAAAGGTAAAATTGCATTAGCCGGTCCAACAGAATTTTCTGAAAATGATATGGATGGACTTTTGTTAACATTTGAACAATATCCGACATTCACTGGTGTTATAAGTAATAAATATGTGTCAAACACTCCACCATATTTTGTTGATGCATGGGCTATGGGATATAAGACTGTAAAGATTCCTAAGGAAAAGCTCGTTAATGGAAATACTTTTGAAATGAGCATTCCAAATTTCAAAGGGAGTGTGTCAATTTACAAAAGACATACTTATGTCGGTGGGGGGTTATATAATCTTGATAGTGAGGAAGGAAAATATAAAATCAACGGGTTAAAGACGAATAAATTTCAAATTCAAAACGGTAAAACGATTGTTGTTGATGCGTCGATTAACTTTAATTCTGCCGGGTATGCATATGATCCACTAGCGTTAACTATTTCAAAAATATCAACTTATAAAAATTAAGGAGGTTAGATAATGTCAAAAGTAGCAATTCAATTAGATGATAGCCGAAAAATTATTGGTTATGCGTCAGAAAATACAGCAGAAGCACAATCACAATTTGAAGGTTGGATATTAGTTGATAATGATCCAGCTTTTTTAGTTGGTGATATGTATTTTTGGACAGTTCGTGAATCTGATAATAAATTAGTTCACATCGCAACAGGGATGACTCCAGATGAAGAGACCAATTCAGTAAGTGCAGCAACTCTTAAACAAGTCGGAGCTGTTTCAGCACAAGTAAATAATCTTGCCACAGCATTTGGAGCTTATATGAAGGCGACCGCTTCAAGTGATGCAAGTACAACTACGGAAGAAGGTACTAAATAATGTTTATTGCAATTCAACTGATGTATCAAATGAACGTATACAAAAATACTGATGTTGCTGATTTTGTTAGGTGGAACAATATCAATACTGATCAGTACAAAGAAATCACTGGGGAAGAATACACAGAAAGCTAGCCGTTTGGCTAGCTTTTTTAGTAAGGAGATTATGTAGATGTATGATGCACCGATTCCAAAGCTTGGATTAACTGAATGGTGGTTAGCAGCTAATCAATTATCTGAGAATCCCTGGTTTACCACATTTTTAATGATTATCATTGTTGATTTAACAACTGGATTTCTTAAGGGATTTTTCAAGCATTCAAAACAGAAAGTAAATAGTACCGTTGGCCGTGAAGGACTGATCCGACACTTTACAATTGTTGGGATTGCCACAATTTTCTATCCACTTGTGGCATCATGGGGATTATCAGAGTACGCAAATATGTTCCTAGCATTCTTTATAGGTCAGTACGGTATATCTATAGTAGAAAACTTAGGTGAAATGGGAATACCAATTCCAAAATGGTTAGTTAGACGTTTAGCAAAATTAACTGATGATGAAGATACAAAGGAGAAAACTAATGACTGAATTTAATATTGATAAGACATATATGTTGGGAGCTAACGAGGGTTCAAATCAAAAGGCTGCTAATAATTTAATTGTTCTGCATGAGACTACTAATGTGGGTGCCAAAAACAATGCCATCTACTTTAAGAATAATGTAAATACTGCTCAAACTTATGTTCAATATGTAGTTGGAGATGGTGGTAAGATTTATCAGGTTGGTGCTGAAGGATATGTTGCTTGGGGTGCAGGTAGTTATGCAAATGCTAACGCACCTGTTCAAATTGAATTGGCTAGAACTTATGATAGGAAGACTTTTGAAAAAGATTATGCAACATTTGTTAATTTAGCAAGAGCTAAAGCCGATCAATTTGGTATTCCAGTTGAGTTAGATACTTCTAACAAGCGTGGTATTAAGACACATCTATGGGTATCAAACAATGTGTGGGGAAGTCATGTTGACCCCGTACAAAGTTATTTGAAACCAACTTGGGGAATTACTCAAGAACAATTAGCACACGACATTGCACATGGTATTGGTGAGAATGTCGTAGAACCAGCACCACAGACACCAAATAGGGATGTTATTACAATTAAACATGGACCTGTGACCGGTATTGCTGGATGGACGGCAGATGGGAAAATTATTCCCGGTTCTAACTCAAAATTAGTTAATGCGTCAAACTGGAAGACTTCAGGATTGAAGAAAATCAATGGATTACCGATGTACCAAATTGCTACCGATGAGTTTATTCCCAAGAAATATACTGATCAAGCTAACGTTGTGACTGTTAATGCTATTGCTGGAATTGCAGCAGTTAATTCAAAGGGTAACAAATTAGATAAGATTCTTAAAGATTTGACTCAGTGGAAGACGGATGATGTGCTTTACAGTATTGCCGGAAGAGATTACTTCAAGGTTGCCACTGATGAATACGTGGATGCATTCTATACCATTGGTGGTGGCAATAAGTAACACCTAACTGTAATAGGAACTATAATATAGATGTTCCCCGGAACGGAACAAGTATAAATACAATATTTGAGCTCTCTATCTTTAACTGGATAGGGAGCTTTTTATTTTGTCTGAAAACACAAAAAAGCCGCTAGTCAAATGACTAACGGTTCTACGCTCCCACGGCTTGATGTTGTTTTGGGGTGGTCCGACAAGTGGTCCGGTTCCTTTAAAATCTATTGAAATTCAATGAAACTATAATTTGCTAAAACGTTGACTTATCAGTGCTTTTGACACGCATTGAAATGTGTTGAAACCCTAAAATTGGGCAAGTAGGG